AATAGAACTCTTGTATCAAAAATAAGAGAAATCTTTAATGAATTAAGTTTTGAATTTGGAATAAGTCCAGCCCAAGTTCGTGATGATATTACAAATTGGTGGCGAAAAATAGAATTTGGAAATAAACTTATCCTTAAAAAATATCTTAGAAGTGGTATGGGAGATCAATTTGATCTTTTTATAAAAAGAAAATACAGAAGACTCAAACCAAATGAAATTGGACTTAGTCAAGTTATTGAATTTGTAAAAGGCGAATATGAAGCATATTCAATGGAGTTTAACAATATGGTGGTAGAAATTTTAAATGGATATGATGTAACATATAGTAGGTATAGTAAATTTAAAGATATCAGTGATACTGCCAGAAAACTTGCCAAAGATTTCCAAAAAGAGAAGTGGGTATATCGTTCATTCTTTGTTAAGCATAGTAATATGATTGAAGAATGTATCGAAGACTTTTTATTAGCATATGAAAATGATGATTATCATGATGAAAAATGGAGTTATCCATATGATGATTGGTATAAAGACAGAAACTTTTATAGAGTTGTTGAAGTTGAATTATCAAATGCTTATTATAGATCAGTTAAAGATCATGAAGTTAGTGGAAGATTTAGATATAAAGGTTATTCAACAGTAATGGATGAGGCAGAAGGTATTTCTGAAAGCAGAAGAAATACTTTCTTTGAAGCAGAAGAAGAAGAGAAGCCTAAAATATCTAAGGAAGAAAAAGAGAAGCTAAAAGCACAACTCGATAACTTCTTTGCAGATAAGAAAGAGGCTAAGGCAACTGAACTTAAAAAATCTATCGCAGACAGAGATAAAGCAATAGAAGATGTTATCCTTAAATATTCTACTGAAAAAGAGAAGATACAAAGAGAATATTCTAAAAACATCCAGGCTGCAAAATCTGAGGCTGAGGCAAATAAGCTTAGAGCAGAAAGAGATGAGGAACTTCAGAGACTTTCTCTTGAAAAGGCTACTTCTATAGAAGATCTTAAAGAAAGACAGAAAAAGGAGGAGGCTTCTATTAGAGAGAAATATCAAACCCTCTTTGATAAGAAACTTGAAGAATATAAAGATTCTCTTGGAGATGCCATCGGTGACTTTGCTAAAGACATTGAAAGAGGTATCGAAAATGGAGTAAAGAGTAATCCAATCTTCCAATAAAAATAAAAATCTTTTTTCTCACTAATAATAGAGGAGGCTACCTTTTGATGGGTAGCCTCCTCGCTTTTATGAAGTATTTAAATCTGTTTTCTTTATGCTTTAAGTAAGTTGTACATTAGATCAAGAATACCCATGTTTGATACTTTCTTATCCATATTAACTTCTACTCCTTGAACTTTCCAAATTCCTGTCTGTTCTCCATCTTCATAGAATCCTCTAAGTACCATTTTGTTATCAATGTATTTTTTGTAAATTCCATGTTTCTTTCCAAGTGAGTATTCACATTCTACATAAAGTTCTCCATTTTTAAAGTATCTAATCATACCATCAAGTTTAGAATCTACCACTTGTCCCTCCATTTCTAATTGTCCTTTATGACTTTTTCTAATTGTTCCATTTATATCAGAGTAACCATCAAGAACTTGGTCAAATCTCTTCTCTGCTTCAAGAACTTTTCTAAGTCTATCAAGTCCTCTTCTCTTTCTTGAAGAAATTGTAATTCTGCTTGGGAATCCATAAGATTCTGCTACTTTTGAAACTGAGGCATCTTCAAAAAGAAGTTTTCTCATTATTTCAGCATCATACTCTCCATCATGGAACATAGAATCTATCATATCATCAATTCTTGAAGCAGTTGCTTTATCACTTTCATAGAAAGGAATTTCTCCTGTAAAGATGTCCATTTCTTCTCCTCCATATTTTTCATTCAGTAGCATTTGAAAAACTCCATCATTATCTTCTCCATTGCTTTCTATAAACATAGAAGACTCTGTAATAAATCTTTTATTTCCAGATGATGCTGTGTATTCATCATCTCCCAAGTTTCTAATTCTGTTTTTGTTGTATGTTCTTAGGGCTTCATTCTTTACAACCACCATGAAATAACTGACATATTTCTTGGATTCATCGAAGACATATTTCTTGTCCTCATAGAGTTTAACGAAGCAAACATTTAAATTGTCTACTGCATCATCATGATTTTTAAGAATATTGTAAGATACTCTATAACCAAGATTGTAAATTTGCTTGTAAAGTCTTGCAAATGCAGTTTCTGTTCTTGTTGCGTAAAATTCTTTTGCAAGTTCTTGAATGTCCATTCCTTTTTTGTACTTAACCATGTTTTCTAAATTTTTATTTGTTAAACTTATTTGTGTGCGAATATTTTTATTTTTCTTAAATCATTAATTAACCAAGTATAGCATCATAATCATATCTATATTCAACCTCTTCTTCATCTTCTCTTGCTATTTCTTCATCTGCATATTTCATAAAAAGAAGTCCATTTTTGATAATTTCTCTAAGATAATTTACAATATCCTCTACCCCATAATGCATTGTAGAAGAACCTCCTACATGTGTAGTATCAGAGTATTTGAAACTAATTGGAATAATTGGATTATCTATAATTTCTCCAAATCCGTTATCCATCTTTCTATACCAAAATCCACCATCGATAATGTTTTTATAATAGTAAAGTTTTAAATCTTTAATGAAAGAAAATTCATTCTCAATGATTTCTACTGCTTGTCTTAGGTTTTCTGTGTGTTGTGTGTTCATTTTTATTGATTTTTTAAAGTTGATTGATTATTTTAATATTAAAGTTTTCTATATTTTGGTTTTATTAATTTACCATATTTGTCAAAACTACCTACATTTTCTGTGTCTATTTCATGTGGTATGTTTTCAAGTTCAAGTTGTGAAATGTTTACCCAAGTTCTTGAAGAATCTTCCCACTTAACATGAGCTCTTGGTTCTTTAAAATCAGTAATCTCTCCGTAGAGTCCTACATTATTACCTCTTGCTCTTACCACTTTCTCTCCAATTTTAACTTCTTCTGTTTTCATAATTAGTTTAAATTTTAACTTATTTTTTAAATGATTGTTTCTATCTCTTATATAAAATTTAATGCAAATGCCGTGCCAGGGCGTTCTGATGGATATCAGAGGCATTTCAATATGACAAAGTGGCAGAATTGTCATATTTCTGACATATCAAGAACTGACAAAACTGTCATACTTCTGTCACTTTGTCATACATTGGGTATATTCAAATATGACACACTTATATAAATGTTGGGAGTGACCATCTCTGACCACTCCCAACCTGTTATAATCTGTTTTTAATATTTTATACTGTATATCCATCATATGATAATGTAATGTAAGTATTTCCTCCCATAAGAGTTTCTCCTGTTACTTCACATCTGTCAATACTTTCATATTTCTTGATGATACTTTTGATTTTCTTAATCTCATTTCTTTCTCTAAGTTCTTTAAGTGAACATGAAACTGGGAATTTAATAGTTACATTTACAAAAGCAGAAAAATCCTGCATATCCACTTCTTACTGATAACTTATTTGCTCCATATCCAAGTTCTTTAAGTTCTTTTCTAATTTGCTGTGCTGTTTCTTTAATTGATGTCATTTTTATTTTATTTTTAATTGGTTATATAAAATAAAAAATGCAAAAATCGTGCCAATCCATCAAAGTGGGTAAAAGAAGTGCTTAAATATGACAAAGTGGCAGAATTGTCATATTTCTGCCACTTTGTCATATCCTTAAAACTATCATACCCCTCGAGTAATAATATTTTTATGAAAGATTTTACAGTAGAAAACATTCTAAGAACTCCCATAGGTAAGATAAGATATAGACTTCTTACTCCAGAAGATGTGACAACTCTCAGACTTGCACAGAGTAAAGACACTAAAATGACTAAACTTAAATGGTGGAGAGACAATAACACTTCACTTGGTGGCTATGTCTTTTGGAACAGAGGAAAGATGACACATGGTACACACATGGAAATTCTTGGGGAATATAATAGATGTTACACATCTATGGCAGAAATTCCTACTATAATGGAAACTGACTATTTTAGAGATGAATTTGCTTTCCTTTCAAACATGTCCCCAGTTGATATCTATGAAGATAAAGTACTTAGAGATCCTATTACAGGCTATGGTGTTTCATATCTTGAAAATCTCTATCAAAGTCAAAAGTTTGAAGATAAAGAGATAAAAATGAGATTACTGAAAGTAAATCCAGGAGAAGCCAAAACTCTGGGAAGAACTCTACCTGGGGAAACTGAGAATTTTGGAAGTAAAAAGGTTTTGATTATGGAAAATCTACTTAGACAGAAATTTGATATTCCTACACTTAAAGATCTTTTACTGGCTACTGGAAAACTTAAACTTATGGAAGTTAATCATTGGTATGATTACTACTGGGGTATATGTAATGGTAAAGGAGATAATAAACTTGGAGAACTTCTTGAAAAAATAAGAAAAGATAAAGGTATTGCACTCTTTTGAGAGATAATAAATGAAAACCCACCTAAGATAAGGTGGGTTTTCTATAACCAAATAAAAAAATAATAAAAATGTTGATAAGCAACAACATTATTTTATTTTATCCTGTAAATATTTAACAGCAAAGTAGGAATCCACTATGTCATTTACAGGACTAAGAATAATATCTATATTTTTGAGGTAGAGTTTCCTATCTTCATATTTTAAAAACTGAAGCAGTGAAGATTTTATATCTTCTTTTATGAAAGATGTATACATGTCATATTTTGCATAGTTCCCACTACCTGCTGTCTTCTTAATCTCTGTACTGGATGCCAGAAAGAACTCAGTTTCTGGATATTTCTCAAAAATTCTCTGTTTAAGAGCATATGTATGTTCTACCATCTGTACAATATTATCTGTACTACCTCTCTTTCCAAAATCATAATTTTCAAGTATAATTTTATCTCCTGGAAGAAGTTCCATAGAATCTATGATTTCCATAAGAGCCTTACTCCACTCTCTACTTTGCTGGTGGTGTTTTCTGTGCCACTCACTTATACTGTCCCACCTGTGTGCAGAATTTTGTATTTTCTTTTTAGTTTCTTTATCTTTTATAATTTTCGGGGGAATAGAAATAGGTTCTCTGTCTACAAGTTTTAAAAAAATACCATACCTTTGTAAAGTAGAAAGAAGAGGAGAATCTTTAAAAATGTCATCAAGTGTTTTTGTCTTACTTCTTGAAAAGACTGCTTTATTTACAAGTGCAAAATGTTTGTATTCTCCATTATCATAGAGAGTAAGTCCTGCTGATGAATATGAGAAATCTATACCAAGTATCTTCATAAAGTTTTTATTTTTGTATCATTTCTTTTTAAAATAGTCTTCTGTAGCAAAAACATATTGCATACCTCGTTCTTCACAATACTTGGTAGCATACTGCATTTTAGCCTTAATTACAGAATACCTCCTAAGTTTTTCAAGGTAGGCTTTTTGGTTTGTACCTCTTACAGGAGGTGTAATATAAGTTTTGGGTTTTACTTCAACTACATATTTCTTAATTGTACCATCTGGAAGTTTCTTTTCAAAGTAGAAATCAATGAAGTATGTGTGTGGTTTTCCATCAAGTGGAGAAATATATCTAACTTTTATACATTCACATCCCCAGCGTAAAATTTGTGGATTGGAGTCCAGATCTTTACATAGTTCAAGTTCCCAACTACTTCTGTAAATAATTCCATAAGGATTACCTACAATCTTTGATGGATGCGAGGGTGTAAAATATCCTTGTTTATATTTTGAATTTTTAGATGGTTTTATAGAATTTAGTCCCATTATAATGAATTTTTCTTTTCAAGTATAGAATTAAGTTTTTCAATAGCAGAAAGCAATGCCTGTGCAGTTGCACTGTCCATACCTCCTGAGGTAACTGTTCTACTTGTAGAAGTAGAAGAAGTAGTAGGTGTGGTCTTCGGAGTAGGTTTATCTCCTCCTCCAAATAATTTTGTAAATGTACTGGTTATACCATCTATTGTTCTACTTACTATATTACCCTCTGATTCTTGTCTTGGAGCAGGTGGAGTAATTACTGTACCTATAGAATCTGGAGGAGTTTGAGCCAGTGCACGGCTGTAATTTACAGAAGCAGTTACAGTTTCTACCAGTTTTGCTGTATCCACTTTTGAAACTTTGTCAAGGACAGTGATCCAACTTTCCCAAGTTTTAAGAGTAGCAGGATCTATTCCTTTTAGGTAGTCTCTGTGTATTTTAAGTCCTTTATTAAGTTTATCAAAGATTTTTGCTAGTCTTTCAAGTGGAGAAACAATAGAATTTAGTTTTGTTACTGTATCTTTGCTTATAAGTCTAAGTCCCTTATTTGTAAAATGCATAAATGCATATGTTCCATATCCTACACCAAATATAGTTTCCTTAGGATTTGATGATATAGAAGAAAGCACTTTGATTATATTTGCCACTTTTGTAAGTGGATGGAGGAGTTCTGTAACAAGTTCAACACCTCTATCTATGTCTCCATCTCCGATAGTAGTTTCAAGTCCAAACATACCAATTGTACTCTTTGAATCTTCATTTGCTCTACCTATTGTAGCAAATGCAGTAGGTAAAATTCCAAGTAAGGTAGTTATAGATTCAAGTGCAGGTTTAAGACTTGTAGGCGAAAGTTTTGGATCGTTCCAAACAATTATCGAGTCTTTAAGTTTAGTAAGTGTTCCAGAAAGATCAGAAACAAGTCCTATACCCTGCTCTATATGTCCTTTGGAGAATCCATCTGTAAATCCAAGTACAGATAGAACACTTGGAGAGTAGAACTGGGATCCAGATTCAAGTTTACCTATTTCTGCAAATGCAGATGGTATAGTAAGAAGTACTGCCTGTATGTTGGTATTTATAGCCTGTATATCCTGCTCAGAGACTTTCATTGTTTTCCAATCTTCTACACCTTTGGAAAGAGATGAAAGTGTATCTCCAAGTTTTGATACACTGTCTATACCTCTTTCAACATCTCCTT